TAGAATTTAAATCTCCACTAAGATAATCATTAATTATTCCTTGTGCTTTTGAGCCTTGCATAAAAGGTGTAAATGTATCAACCATTAGTTTATTCCTTGTTCTAAAATTTTAGAAGCTAGTTTTTCTTTTTCTAAATTATTAACATTCTGTTCTTTAACAACTTGCGTTGCTAATTTTTGTTCATCAATATTTAGTTTTTGCATTTTCATTTGATTATCAGCTTCTAGTTTTCTATTTTTAAAATCAATGTCTGCCATTGCTTTTTGTTTTTGCATTTCAATTTGTTGAGCCGCTAGTTGAACAGCAGGGTCTGGTTGTTCTTGTTTAGGTGGTTGTGGGGGAACAGTAGAGGGGTCTATGAAGAACTGACTCGCATCTTTATATCCTGCATTTTCTAAGTATTTTGATAAGGTATTGTAGATATTTTGCGGAGTTACTAATGTTCCCATTCCACCAGATTGCATAAGTTTTTCTTGTACGCTTAATACTTGTTGTAAAACTTGCAATCGTTGGTCTTGATTCCCTGTGCCAAGTCCTACTTGGACAGTTGCATCATATTTCGTTGTCCAATCACGAGGGTTCATTGGTACAAAGTTACCTCGTAATCGTATAATTCTTTCTTGTTCTTGATACTCACAAACAATCGTTAAGATATTAATAAAAATATCTTTCACACCTTCCGCAAAGTTTCTTGCAATAAGTTCTATGCGTTGTGTGGATGCGTTCATCATTTGATTTGTTGATGTCGCTGTTGTATGTGATTTGTTAATGGTGTCTGGATTTAATCCCATGTTTTGTTTTGGTACACCAGATCGTTGTTCTTTTAATTCTTCTATTTTACCAAGCATTGCCAAACCATCATTTAAGAAGTTTGGAGTTTGCAAAGGTGTTACAGCATTAGGCGATTTAACTCGAACAATACCACCTGCTCTACTTGTTAAAAGATCATCTAAGTTTGCTTGTCCGTCAACAACAATAGTTCGTGCATTGTTTTGAAAATACATATTGTCTAATGTATTTCTCAGTATCGTTGTTTTAACTAATTGTAAGTCGGCAAGTAAATCGTAGAACGATAAACCAAAGAAACGAAAAGGCATTGGAATTGCACAAGTCATCGCAAAAGGTATAGAAGGTATTTCTTCGTTCTCTAAAATAGTGTAGTTGTTATACCCACTACCACCTACAGTAATTTTTCTTAGCTCTGCAATACCATCGCCATCCATATCTACTTTCATGTAGCACTCAGTAATTTGCACCACACGAAGTGAAGGGTCTATAGTGGCTAAATCCATGTCTGATGTTTCATCATCATAACTTCGTCTTGTCACAGCTTCGGTATTAAAAATTTGATCTTCTGCTGTCGGTAAAGTTTCAACATCTTTTTTGTTAAAACCCATGTCGATTAATTCAGAAACAGTTTTTACTACTTTCTGTGCAATAAAATCACAATCTTTTAAGGAGGTAGCTCTTTTGCTTACTAAAATTTCTTCTGGAGGAACAGGGTCAATTTGTATGCGTGAATAATCTTCTACTCGTTTAACTTCTACATCATATAAGACTTGAGGCATACCCATCATGTCTTCTTCTCTACTATCAACACCAATAACTTCAACATCATCATCAATTAATAGTGATTGGTATTCTGCCTCTGTTAAATTTTTATACGATTCTTTTTTCTGTCCTTTAGATTTTTTCCAATACACTTTACAAAAACCATTCTTTTGAAGAAGTGCGGTTTTAAACATAGAGTGAAGAATATTAAATCCTTCATTGTCTTTGGTAAAAATGTAATTGCAGTAATCAGAAATTTGTTCTGCGTAAGGTACATCTTCTGGTTTTGTTGCTTCAAAATTAACAATCTTATCTTGTTGTGTAAACATACGCATTAAACTTGGTAGTATTGCTTCCACTACTTCGAGTAAATCTTGACTTACAACACTTGAACGACCTTCTGTTTCGTTCCCTAGAGGTTCTCCTAAATAATATTTAAGTGCATCTTTTCTTTGTGTTGCTAGATCACTTGAATAAAATCCTAAAGAGTTTTGTACCTCCTGTGAGATTAAAGCCAATAATTTTGTTTTTGATAATTTTGCCATTAAATAATTCCTATTTGCGGATAGTCGATATCCGTACTCCATTCACTTGATTGATTTTTTCCTACTGCAAAATAACGAAAGGCATCCGCACTATGCGAAGTCCAATCGTGAACAGGTTTGTTTTTTAAGTCTCCTCTATCATTAGCATCCCAACGATATTGTCTTAGAGCATCGAGTCCGTCTTTACATTTTGTATGGTCAAACCAACATCGTGCTAAAATCATGCGTACTGCATTGATACCATCTTGCACACTTAACTTGGGAACAATAGAAGTTCTAAGTCCTAAACTTTGTGCAGTTTCTACTCGTGATACTCCAGTTCCAAGTTCTCTAACATTAGCATCGTGAGGAAGATAATGCGTATCGTATAAATAACCTTTGTCTTGCAGAGCAGAGGCATAATATTCTAAACTCTCGCCACTATTTTCTAAGTAATCAATAATGTGAAAGGCACTTCCTTTTTGCTGAACAAACCATATAGCGGTTTTATCTGCCATTCCTAAATCCCAAAAAGTATTAACCTTCATACTTTCATCGTAAGGTACTTTTGTTACTCTTCCGTCTTCATCGGCTTTGTTTAATCCTCGTGCATAGATCGACCCTATAGCGGAGGAGTCAAAGCTACACTCAAATTCTGCCTCGTATATTTCAGGAGGCATTAAAGCCTTTGCTTCATTTAACTCTAACTCAGAGATAATGTTTGTCTCGGAAGCTTTAAAAGTTTCGGCATACCAATCTTCTTGATGAGAGGCATGATCGTATAACTGAAAGAACGCATTGTGTCCTTGCGGAGTTCCTATCGCAATTAAAAACCCTTCCCTGTCTGATAAGGCAGGGCGGACAATTTCTGTCCATAATCTTGTTGGCATCTGGGCTACCTCATCTAAGATAACTCCATCCATATATAAACCACGAAGACTATCTGGTCTCTCACAGCCTAGAAGTTGTATTCTCCCTCCATTGGGTAAATCACATCTTAGTTCCGTTTCATGGTACTGCACATCTGGTAAGACACTTGTATATTCTTTCAAATAATCCCAAGCTGTTCTCTTTGCCATTTGGTAGGTTGGAGCAATATAGTAATAACGAGGTCTAGGTAGTGTGTTTTGTAAGCACTTCTTTAAGACTTCATTAATACAGAGTACAGTTTTGCCAAATCGTCTATGACATACAATACATTAAATCGTTGTAGTTTTTCATGGACATCTATTTGATGTTGTCTTGGCTTATAGGGTATAACGATCTTCATTCTTTATCGTCTAGTATATCCCTCATACTTGCTACATCGTTTCCTTTAACCTGCCCTCTTCCCATACTGTCAGAATACTGAGTTTTCTTCTGCATTATATCGACCAATTCTTTAAATGGGTCTTTTGATAGAGATTTAGGTTTACTTGCTTTAGTTTTCTTTACCTTTTTATTGGTCATTTTTAGCTCACTAGAGAGGTTTATTAAGATGTGTAGTGTGATGTTGCCATTTTGTTCTAAAAACTCATAGAGAGGTAGTTTAGAGTTAGAATTGGTTACTATTTTTATATTTAACAGCCAATGGGGGTGCCTAACCTTATATATTAGCTATACTGTGCCTAAAGTAAGCAGTATTTAACCCTTATATTGTGCCATTTATTGCTTGTTTGTACGCTTACTGTACGGATTTAGCTTATTATTAGCCCTTTTAAAGCTCTCTAAAGGCTTTTACTGTCAATATTATAATTAAATATATTAAACCCTTATAACAAGCCATAAATCATCATGACTAACTTATATAATTNTATAATAATTATAGCAGTTTAATCGTATTTCATGTGTATTTGGCATTAAAAAAGCCCTATGTTTAATTATAGGGCTTGATGATAGTATTTATATATAATTATATTATTTCTAAACCTTCTGTTTTTTCATTCCAGATTGCAGGAATAAATGATTGTTCAAAATATAAATCTAATACTACTTTTCTGAAATTAAATTTATGCTTTTTGCAATATTTATATATTGATCTAAAACCATTAGTATAAGTTTTATTAGTTGCCTCATCATAATAGTTATTAGTCTGCATATCTTCAAACATATCTGAATAGTTTACTAGAAATGTTTTAATTGCGTCTGTTTGTTTTATTCTCATAAGTAATGTAGTAAAGCAGTAAAGACTTAATGTCAAATAAAAAAAGCCCTCTATTGATAAAGGGCTTTGTATATAGTTGTATATGTTATTATCTTATATTAAGATCAGTAGGAATATAATCTGAATAA